TCATGGAAAAAAGCAACTTCTGCACAAGTCTTAGCTCCGCAGTCATTACAATCACGATCATAAACATACTCATCTTCCATTAGTCTTCACTCCTTAAATTAAACTCGTAATGCAAGTTGCAACAAGCCTCGTCCAAAGCTTTAACGTCAGATAACATAATATCATTTAGATCTTTTATACTTAGCAGAGCGCTGTTCAAAGCCTCATATGTTTCGTGGACCGCTTGTATTTGTTCAAGAGTAAGGGCTTGTAGACCTTTTTTTCTAAGCTCGCGCTTTTTTTTGAGTTCATTCTCGCGTTCTATTTCCCAATCTTGTTTTTTTGTCATTGTGACCTCCAAGTCTTTGTTAATGTTGGTGTGCAGATTGTTTTGAGGTATCGTCACTAAGATTTAATGGAGTTAAAATCACAGTCCTGAACGTGCTAAACAATCCGCACATATATTAAATAAGATTTATCGCATACAATGTCAAGCACAAAAAAACCCGCTAGGGATAGCCTAACGGGTTTCTAAGTTTTGCAATTTAACCTCAATGAATAGGAGTACATTAAGTCTTTGTTAAAGTGTCTCTCGCAATTAAGTTGTACTAAATTAAATTAATACAGTCAATCCCATATATTAATATATTTATATTTTTTTAATTTGGCCCGTAAATCAGGATCAGGACAGTTTTTGCAAAAGAATTTTATGGCGGTGCGACTATCGCCCATAAACAAGAGCTTATCTTTATAATACACATAGGCTTTAGAGCTGTTGTTTTTATCCAGCTTGTAATCCTTATATCTATATACAGTCATTTATTCTTGACGGCATTGTTCAAAGAATTGATTACATCGTCTATGTTGGGCTCCTTGCCCCATGGGTTGTAAACACATTTGTATTGTTTCGGGCACCACGATTCGATCATCATCTCGTAAGTCTGATTGTTACCTACATAGATACACGCCATCTGACCTGACTTGGACATAATTCTTTTTTTTAAACGGCAAGTGGTAAGTTTTTTTTTTCGATCTTGCCTTGGTTTTGGAGCTGTTGTTTTGTATATGCTTTGGGTTTGTACGTATAACCGTCAGCTCTTGATTCTTTAACCCATATAGATGCAACTAATATAGTAAAGCCACCGACTATAGCGACCACAACCAGCCATGTTACCGCTTCGCCAATCTGCCGTCTCATCTGTTGTTGTTTATATACAGTCTCTTGTCGTTGCTTTCTTATCTGACCTTCCATCTGTAGGAGCTCCTCATAAGCTCCAGGCCCGTGGGTCATGTTCAGAAATGTCTTGAGTTCGTACCTTTGTTCCTCAAGTTTCTTCTTGGCTGCATAAGCAGAGAGAGCTGCTTCCTCAATAGATCCAGCCTTAAACAATTTGCCAAACAGGGGAGGATTTTTGGCTTGCTTTTCCGCATTGTCAACATCTGAAACAGCTCCCATCCAACGGCCGATGTCCCCAGACATCTGTTCTATATCGCGCCCGACAGAGAATCCTTGTTTAATAGCGGAGAAAGCCTTAGACGCGACTCCCATCGCGAGTGATATAGTAACTGGGTCCATAAAAACATTATAGCACGTTTTTAAAAAAAAGTGAAAGTCAAGACTACCAAAAAAATATTTTTTGAATAGACTGTAATATTCAGAGGAGAAATACATGTCAAATTTACCAAATAGAAGACCGTGTGTTACCACGGACGTAGGAGAAGGTTTAGCGGTAACCGTCTCATTTCATCCAGTAACAAATACACCAGTAGAAGTTTTTTTATCAGGAAGAGGTAAGAAAGCATCTGATGGACCTATGACTGATGCTTTATACAATATGGGCGTGGAAGCGTCTAAATTAATGCAGAATAAAGATAGTCAACCCGCAATAGAGTGATCTTTGGCTTTTCTCAAGGTCATCTCGGCATCTACGAGCTCCTTTACTCTCTTTTGTTCCTCGGAAACATACTGAGAGTAGATGAACCGTAGTTGTCCACCCAAAGTTCTGCCTTCTTTGGCCGCAATTTTCTTAATTTCTAAATAAACATCTTTAGGAACTAGAATGCTTTTCCATTTTTCTGTATCCATATCGCATAAATCCTTCTCTTTTACGCGATTATATGCGAGAATATATAATTACGTCAATCGTTTATTTCGATTCGCCCCAAGACGGGCCTATTTCTACGTCAACTTTGCTCGGTACACCTAATTTGACTGCATTTTCCATGGCGTGGACGATCGAATCAATCTGATCATCGTTAGAAACGGAGACAGCTACCTCATCATGTATCTGAATTAACGGAGTTATCCCCAGCCTGTGGATATCTACCATGGCTTGCTTGGTCATATCGGCGGCTGATGCCTGAATAAGACGGTTTAATGCCTTATATGTGTAGGCTCGCTTCAGTCTGGTCGTTGGGCCGTGTTCATTGAGCGCATCTTTATAGGGCAAGGCCTTGTTCATCGCGAAGGTATCGGGCTCCCAAAGATCGAATCGACACTTTCTACCCAAGATAGAGCGGATAGAGCCTGAACTTTGTCGTGAATTAAGCTTATTCATCACGCCATGCATGAGCATTTTAACAAAAGGGACGCGTTCATGGTATTGGTTCACGAGCTTTTTAGCTTCATCTACGGGTATATCGAGCTGATCTGACAGCTTATTGACCCCCATGCCGTACATCATGCCTAGATTTATAGTCTTGGCTTGCTTACGAGGTATGTTTGCCATGTCGGCTACCATGGTATGGAAGTCCATATCAGGATCATTTTGGTATCCATCAACAAATTCTTGTACACCTTTCATGTCATGGCCTTGAGATTTGCCGTAGGCGTGGGCATAATGAACCAAGATCCGTGGTTCCTGTTGTGAGAAGTCTATACTCGCCCACTGTTCATTCTCTTCAGGTAGAAACAGAGAGCGAATCATAGGACCTAACTCAGGATCACGAGCGGGTATCTGCTGTAGATTTGGATTATTCATACTGATTCGGCCTGATACGGTACCACCATCGTCAGATCTGATCTGATTTATATGTGAATGTATGCGCCCATCTACAGCTGTATGTTTCATAATTGTGTTAATAAAGGTGCCGTGTGTCTTGTTAAGGCCTCGTGTCCTTAGTATCATCTTAGGTAATTCGTGAGGATGATCGGATAGGAAGGATTTTGTAAATGACGGCGCGCCCTTTTCAGTCTTTGGATAATTTATACCAACTGTATCAAATGCTTTGGCAAGCGACTGAGCCGCCCATACTTCTACATTCATGCCTGTCATATGCTTGATCTTAGCGAGCACAGCCTTTTCTTCCTTGAGCAGAAAGTCTCTGGTCCGCTCGACACGGTTCTGGTCAACACGAACACCTTTCCAAGTCATATCTATGAGGACGGGCAGAACATCGAGCTCCAGATTAACCACACTCCAGAGATCTTCCTTGGTAATGAGAGGCTTGAAGAAGTTCCACAGCTCCAGTGTGAGCTCGGCATCCACTTCGGCGTATGGACCGACATGCATACTTGGCAGTTTCCAGAGCTCGGCTTTGGGATCGACACCGAAATCTCTAGCAGCTTCAGTCAGGTTCTTCTCACTTTTTGTTTTTGAAAGATAATCAAACGCCAGAGCATTCAGACTATAACTAAATCTGTTCTCATCAAGCAGTGATGCGATGACCATAGTATCAATGATACGACCATTGACGGTAAATCCCATGCGCCTGAGCCAGCCCGCATCGTATTGAGCGTTGTGCATAATCTTTTCTGCGGGTGATTCGCAAACCTTTTTCATCCAGTTATTGACTATGCGCTCATCTATATTACCACCTCCGCCGTGACGAATAGGTATATAACCTTTCCAACCGTCCACGGCTACTGCATATCCGACAACTTCGCCGTCTCCAGTAGGCCATCCAGGTCCTTTGGTCTTTAGATTTGGATCTTTTGTCTCGACATCTATAGCTATTGTCTTGGCATCGAAAATGTCTGGTAGTTCGTGTGGTGGAACCCATTCTGATTTAGGCGTGAACATCGCCATCTGAAGTGTCATATTGTACCTCTATTAGTTTGTTAAGATACCACTGAGCTTTTTTAAGATCTTGGATACCATTTTTGTGTCTGTATCGTGTTAAGTATTTTAGTATGTTTCCTTCTA